TCACCCGCCTTGCGAGCAGAGGCTACCATGATTGACGCAACAGTTTCCGCATGTGGTCTCTGTGCTTCAATCTGGATTTCATCATGCACGAATGCAACTTGTTGTACAGATAGTCTCTGTCTCTTGAACTCTTGGTGTGCCTCAATGCACCACTGTTTGGCAATGATAGCACCACATCCTTGGAGTAGTGAGTTAAGTGCGGCGTGTTCACTACGCACCAGTATTCTTCTACCATCCAAGCCCGGCACATACCCTTTGCTCGCCACTTTCTTAACTTTCTCCATAAGTCTTGATAACGCAGGGGTGTTGCGATAAAAGTTCTGGAGTACTTCACTCCCCTCACGCGCACCNCCCCCGACAATACTGCCAATCTTGGCCGGTCCTGCACCATACANTGTTGCGTATATAAGAGTCTTAGCCTGCGGTCTCGTAACGCCTGCGGCATCNGCGTTCTTCTGATGGATGTCGCCATTCAATAACTCCTCAGTCCAATCATCATCCTGCATGTAGTGTGCAAGACATCTCAACTCGATCCCAGAAAGGTCCGTTCCGCATAAGACATTACCCTCATCGACAGTCCATAGCTTACGACAGTCAGAGCCATACTCACTGTTGACACTAGGGATTTGTCCCATGTTGGGCTTCTGATGCGTCATGCGTCCAGTCACNGCNCCATTNGTAATCACTCTGCCGTGTACCCTGCCNTCATCCTTGACGTTATCAATCCATGAATCCAANAGNCCGACACGTTTCTGTAGCATCAAGTACTCAGCAATCAGTTGTGCTTCTGGTTTGTCAATAGACTTGAGCGTACCCTCGTCAACTATGATACTGCCTTTCTCAGTTTTCTTAGTAAACTTGACACCAATGCTCTGCAACCTTTCTGCGATCTGCTTCCTTGACCCCACATTGAATATGGTAACCCTGTCCTTGAGTTGCTTGCCTGTCTTCTCTGACCAACGCTCCTCCACAATAGGAGGAAATACAGTTTGCATCTCGTCAGTAATACAAGACATTCTATCTTTAAGCTGAGCCAGTAAAGAGACAGCCTGCGGTACATCCAGTTTAAATCCATTGTCTTCCTGCTTCTTCATCAACCATGCGACACGATGCTCAAGGTGTACACTATCACCAAAGGATGATAACTCTTTCGACAACTTATCATATAAAAGTGTCGTCACGTGTACGTCCTGCTTACAATACTCAATCATCTCTTGCGTTAGACCACCATCAAAGTCAGTGAAATCATCCTTGAAATCACCAAGCCTCTCACCCCACGCACGTAGACTATGACCACCCTCCAGTTGTGGATTCCATAGCCTTGACATGACAAGAGTGTCACGAACTTTGGAGATGGGAATCTGTACTCCCCAAAGCCGTGACAGCAATGGCCCGTCAAACCCTATGATGTTATGCCACAATCACATCGGCTCCCTTAATAGCAGACTTCAGTCCTGCAATAAACTCAGGTGTATCCACATGAATCATAGATGGAAAGAACCAATTTGAATGATAAGCACAACACCATATCGTATCGTGTGCCATGTTGGTCTCAATGTCGAGAACCAATACGTTCATTATAACTCCTCTTCTTCAACCTCAACCATTCTACCTGTGTTGCGAGAGTAAAGCAACGCAGACGCAGGTCCAGTCGTACCACTGAATCTGTTCTTGAGTACACGCACACGGGTAGTGTTACGCTCTGTCTCATCCTCTGCCTGACCGTTACGCTCCAAGCCAATCACCATATCAGATAACTGAGCGATGGAACCAGAGCCACGCAGTTGAGCAAGAGACGTAGCCGCACCTTCCTCATGTCCCTTGGAGTCAGGACGCTTGAGGTGTGACACTACAATCAAGGCAATGCCTGTCTCCTGCACAATCATACGCAAGCGAGTCATGATCTCGTCTATTGCTTTGCGCTCATCACCACTGGCTTGAGCAGATACCACGATACTAATATGATCAAGGAATATGTAACTACACCCCAATCCCTTGGCAAGATACCGTACTCGATTGATGATGTTATCAACACTGGTACTACCAAAGTGATCGAACAGATATATGCGGTCAGTACCAAGCGTCTGCTTGAAAGCATCAGTCTTCTCCTCTGTCGTTGCATCTGAGTCTGGTAGATGCAGTGGTTGGTTAGCCGCAAGTGACATCAATGATAGACCTGTCTTACGAACAGACTCCTCCAAGAACATCAGACCTAGGTTGTCCTCAGTCTTGTTGAGTACATGCCACACAATCTCACGCACAAACTGAGACTTACCAAGACCAGAGCCTGCAGTGATAGTCACAAGTTCACCTTTACGGATACCATATGTTAACCCATTTACACCCGCAAACGGATACTCGCAGTCAGCAGGTGCAAGAGGCTTCATCACATCATCGTACAGAGAGGAACCCACAATGATCCCGTCAGGTACATGCTGTTCAGAAGCCCACCACTTCTCAGAGAACTCCTTCATCTTCTTCTGCTGAAGATACTCACACGCATCCTTCATACCACTGAGATGCTTGAACACCTTGGCCTTGACTCCGAACATCTCAGCCACCTGCGATGCCGCCTTCTGTCCCGGCTCATCTGCGTCAAAGCAGATCACAATATTGTCAAAGGAATCTACCCACTCATACTGCTTGCGGATATCTTTCGCGGCAGAGGCCGCACCGTTACGGACAGACACAACGGGATACTTAGACCCAAGCATCTGATATGCCGCCATCGCATCGAACTCACCCTCGACAATGGTTACGAACTTACCGCCCTTGCTGAAGAGATGCTGACCATATAGCTGTGCATCCTTCCAGTTACCATTGATAAAGAACTGCTTGTCAGGTGATCGTACCTTCTCAGCGATGATCTTCCCTGTTGAATCGGTGTACGCAAAGGCTGTTTGTCCATCANCGTGGACACACTTGTATGCCCTAGTCGTATCACTGCTGATACCACGTTCAATAATAGTACGACAGTTTGCGTCCTCATACGCATAGACAGGCTCGCTGTCGTGTGATGTTGCGTTCATTAGTACCTCACTATTCTGTTCTGCCCAGTCGTCTGACTCAGGCGGTCTACGTTCCTCACAGGCAAAGCAATGCGTCCACCCGTCATCGTTAAGTGCAAGAGCNTCACTTGANCCNCAATCATTGCATGGAAGGTGNANTCTCACAAAAGCCATGTTCATTCTCCTTGTACGTTTGAGCTAAGTACGCAAGAGCGTATGATTCTTTTGGATCACAACAATAATCCGCAAGAGATCGCAACACTCGATGTAGCCCATAACGATATATCATTTCACAACAGTCAGTCAACATAATGTGATTGTTGTGTTCTTCCATCGCAAGAGTGAACTCTTCAATTGGAATTTCTAAATCACCCATACTCTGTAGTCTCCTTTGTAGATACAAAGACTCTAAAGATAATAATATTAAAAGTAAACTCTTGAATAACTCTAGAGTAAACAGTTTAACATGGATCATCTTCAATGTCAACAATGTCATCAATACTCATGAGGTCATGTCGCTCAACTGCTTTGACTTGATCGCGTATTGGATTATAACAATCATTACAAAGATCGAGGAACTCCTCAGTTTCTGACGACCGACGCGTCGCCTCAAAGTCTGTCAAGAGACAATTACAGGCAACACATCTCATCACTCATCTCCCTTGTTTACAACATCATAAAAAATAATTCCAAAGAATATCAATATGATAGACGCAGTAACTAAAGTATCCATTAAGTATTCAACCCCACTTTTTCGTAATCATCCAGTGACCACAGGGTATCACACCATGCCATAGTTTGTCAAACGAATCACGAGGAACATAGCGTCCTGCCTCACGTTTCTCAAGATCATACTGCTCACGATGCCGACTGGCAAACTGACGTATTGAGTTCACACTTTTATTGAGAGCCTTCGCTATCTCAGGTGCAGTGTGTCCGTTGTGCCACATCGAAACAAACGTGTTGATATGCTCATCTGTGTATGTTCTCTTCCAACCCACGCTCATTTAACCCTCCGCTTCAGCCAACACAATGCGCAATAAAACCATTTGTCACTCTCAACCACATCAGCAGGTTGACTACACTGGCAACACTTCGCCCTACTCATTCTTCATACTCCTTTCTTTGATGTATATAAGTGATGTTCAATGGATAGCCGATAATTTCCCAATGAAAGTATGATCCAAAGTCACCCTCAGATTCTTCTTTCATTACCTGTTCCGCATATTCCTCTGTATCACACATACAACAAATACATTCATTGATTAAGAAACCATCTTCGAACTCATCACCATAGACGACAGCCCATACCATTGGAATTTCATCTTCACTCATTCTTCATACTCCCTCTGCATTAGATAAAACTCACCAATCACACGCTCAGCCAACGCAAGACGATCAAGCAATCGCCGTACGTGTTCGGCTTGTGATGACAGACGTATCGCTGTCGCTTCAAACAACTCAACTTCTTCGCTTGTGATGTCATCACCTACGATCAACTCATTTAACAAACTGCTCATCTGCTCTGTTGTGTAATACTTATTCATTCGTATGATACCTCTTGTAACTCTTCAAAATATGGACCTTCACGTTCAATGTCACACCAGATTGAGCCACCATTGCGGGACATCTGCTCAACGTCTTGAAGTAAAGACTCAGACGTTGAACTCTTGTAATTCTCAAGCTCAACATCAATCAAGTGCCAGTAGTCAGGCATCTCAGGGTAGTTCTTCTCAAACTCCCACGTTGCACAGAACTCAAACTCATTGCATTTAGAGTCCCACCAATAATGCGTACAGTAATACTGCTCACCATTCTTAAACATTAGTCTAATCCTCCCATCACACTCACTTCCTCACGAGTCATGAACTTGTAATCCATGTCACGCACATCTACATCATCGAGCCACGCATCTTGTGACTCACCTCCTCCATCAATACCAAGGAACAACACACGCCCTGCATACGGATAAGGGTACACATCAGGACAATACCAGAACGCATCCTCCTCAAACAGTCCCTCATCGTTCACATAGATGGCATCACCACCCTCATCGTACCCACCAGAACCAAAGATATTACACTGCAAATGCTTCTGAATATCTCTCCAGTCCTCGACTTCCACGTTCTCAATCGTCTTGAGATACGGATCTACCAATACACCTTTCATATTACTCTCCTGTTAGTACAGTTAGATGCAAACGTGACACATCATCAGCCGATGCGAAACGCCCACGGTTACACTTGTTATGCATGACTTGCTCACACCATGAGTCCCAGATCTTCTGAGTGGTACGATTCCCCTTGAATAGGTTAACGTAGTTCATGATCTTCTCGAACTTCTTGGCATCAGACTTCACACCCTTGGATATCGACACATCCTTGATGTCAACCTTGTAGAGCCTACGCACGTTATGCACATCCATACACCCAACACGACCAAACATCATCTGCATCACAAAGCCCGCCTTGGCTAGACCGAGACCCGGCACATCTAGTAGACGCATCATCATCGCACCATCCTTGGTTTGTACGGTCCCTCCAAGTTCCTTCTTGGGAGTCATCCACAACTCCATCAGATCATCGTACAGTTCCTCGCCGTGATCACGCAGGTACTCATACGTCTTGCGCTTGAACCCGAACAAATACTGGGAGTCACCCTTGTTAGCCCGATAATCATCCATCATCTTCGGCCACATCCAATGCGGCATCTTGATTGTCAACACAACGGCAATGATGCCATCACACATTTGCGCACTATTCGCCTGCATATGCGCATTGATCGCAGGGTTGTACTTGTTAAACATTACTTTTCTCCTTTATTTCATCCAACTTATCTTGACACTTACACGCTCGCATTTTGTACCACTCAGACGCACCAAGCATGTTGTACAACTCGCAGGCATTCTCAAAGTTACTCCGCGCTAGTGCCATGAATCCGCTGTCAAAGTCCTTATGACCCTCGTCATAGAATGACTCCGCGATGAATGACACTTGACCCTCACTCAGATCCTTAAGATCAAACAACTTACACTCTACTTTCATAACTGTTCTCCAGTTTGTATGTACAAAAAATATGGCGTTTCTCAACGTGCATAATACTTAGACAAGGATTTACACAAAAAGTTCCCTGCTATATTTCACCCCAACCTGCACTACGCAACCACGCATTGTCAGCGTCAGAGTCCGCCTCTCTACGCTCCCGTGTATGCTCACAACGATCACACAACAGAAGCTCCCCATGAATCCCAGTGGAGCCACAGACCATCTCAACCATACGATAGTCGTACCCGCAAGGAACCCATTGATCTACTTTGTTATCACACATCGTAACACTCCTTTACACATTCCCAGTTGATGTCATACAACAATGAATTATCATGATACAAATGCCTCACCACTGTTGCAGAGTCATCCTCAAACACAAGAATAACTTTGTCAGTAAACGACACATCAGGAAACTTATGCTTCCACACTTCAGTGTCCATCTCATTGCGGTGAAACTCCCGCCTCATAAGCTCTCGCTCAACTCTGCAATCATCCATCATCTATTTCTCTCCTCTATATATGCACCTAATGCCCACAACAGACACCACACACTTATGCAAGCGATTGTATAAAACAACATCATTTCACCTCTGCAATCACACCATCGCGCAACACAACAGACGCAAAGAATTCTCGCTTGCCTGTACCCTCGCGCAATTGCGGACGATTGGACCCAGTGATCACACCATTAGGTATGTATTCAGGACCAAAGACTGAAGTTTCGGTATAGCGCAAAGGCTGTC